GCCGTGGCCGTGCGTGGCCGCCGTGGCCGTGCGTGGCCGCCGTGGCCGTGCGTGGCCGTGCGTGGCCGCAGGATGCCACGACGTGGCCCGCTAGATTCGGAGTCTATCGCGGTCCCGTGGTCCGGCCGTGGTCCGCCGTCGTCCGGGGCACGGCCCGCGGCCCCGGGGCCGGGCGTGGCCGGGCGTGGCCGGGCGTGGCCGCGGAACGCGTGGCCGTGCGTGGCCGCGCGCGAATGCGCGGGAACGGGCGCCCGGGCCCCCGGCATGGGGGAATCCGGGCTAACGCGAACGTTTAGATGCCCCTTCGTATTTTTCTGCCCAAAGGTCCGGACCCATCCAGAGAAAGACAGCCCCGGCTGGTTTAGGGCCGGGGCCGTCCTGGAGGAAAGAATGGATCTGGGGCTCAAGCGGGACTTCCACCCGCATCTCCGGTCAACGCACGGGATCTTGTGGCCTGTTCTTGACGCCGACCCACCCGGCGTACGGCCGTCTATTTACGACGATTGAGCCCCAGGTGGGGACACTAGTTGTACTTTGCCTTGTCCTTGCGGGCTTCGTTGAGCTGCTTGCAGGCGGACCGCCATGCCCGCATCTGCTCGAAGGTGTCCTCGCCCGGGCACAGGACGATCTCCCCGTACATCTTGTCCAGGAAATCCTCGGCCAGCTTCCACCGACCGTTCTCGATGCAGCTGACCGCGGCCTTGAAGTAGAACTGGATGGGCGACGGCGGGTTATGGACGGCCCTGGCCTGCTCGACGGCTTCCTGGCGGGCCTTGGCAATCTCCTCGGACGCGATGGCGAACAGGGGACGCAGGGCCTCGGCTCCCGACTGGTAGATGTCGGTGATGTCCGTGAGGACCCGCACATCGCCGTGGTTATGGATGGTTCTGGACATGACCAGGAACCAGCGGTTGTCGAGCTGGACGATCTCGGTCTTGATGTCGTCGGTCATTGTCTCTGCTCCTCCAGCAGCTGCTTGGACATTCTGTCCCGGTCGTCCCGGTACAGCTTCGCGTTGGCGTTCGCCTCGTCGCGCTCGGCGGTGAGGCGTTCGATCTCAATGCGGCAGTCGGTCACGGTAGACCGCAGCCGCTCAATCTCGTCGGCGCCTTGATTCAAGTCGATGGAGATGTGGTCATGGAGGGCCCAGCATGGAGCCCAGTTACGCAGCCGCGTCACGATGTCCTCGGTCATTGTCTCTGCTCCTCCAGGAACTGCGACAGCGGCATCCTGTGCAGGACCAGGGGCGTCCCGGGTCCCATCCATGCGCCGATTGTGTTGAAGTCCAGGTACTCCCGGGCCTCTTCGTCGGTCATGCGGTCCCTGCGGCGCAGGAGCCTGACCATCTTCTCCATGTCGTAGACGGCCAGGGTCGTGCTGGGGCCATGCGTTGCCGCTCCGACAAAGGCTCGGCCCATGCCGTCGAACAGCAGGATCTGGTCGCCGCTCACTTCTTCCCGGCCTTCTTGGCGGCCTTCTTGGCCTGCTCCTGCTTGACCTGGCTACGCATACCCCACGGGTGCGACTTCTTGGGCTTCACGGCGGTCATCGGGCGGCCTCCTTGCTCAAGGCTTCGTCCAGCTGCCGGACCAGCAGCTGCACCTGGTCCTTGTACTTGTCGCGCTGGTGCTTCAGCTGCTCGACCGTCTCGCACAGGTACGGGATCAGGTCGTCGTGCTCAAGCTCGTTGCAGGACGCAAAGGTGCGGGCATCGGCCAGCAGGCGCTCGATGGCCGAGTCCTTGCGGAGAATCTTGCCGTTGACCAGGTTGACGACGAGCTCTTCCTCGCGCCCCTTGCGCGGCGGGAAGATGAGCCAGCCCAGGACGCCACCGATGATGAGGAAGAACGTGAGGGCCGCCAGCTGGGACAGGTAGTCGATCACGGCTTCACCCCGCAGCAGCTCATCTTCCGGACCGCGGCGATCTCGATTCGCAGCTCGGAGCACTTGTCCTGTAGGCGGGTCACGTCGCCGCGGATTACGGTGAGCTCATCGAGCGCGGACCTACACGCTTGCCGCAGGGCCAGGGACAGGTTGGTGTCCTCCGTGGCGTGGTGAAGCACGGACTGCCAGTCTTTCCATTCCTTCGGATCCATTGGTCCTCCAGGACCCCGATCACTTCTTCTTGGCGGGCTTCTTCTTCTCGGGGAGCCGCTTGCCCTTCGGAGTCTCCTTCTCCCACCGCTCGGCAATCTCGGGGTGCTGCGAGTGCATGAACCGCCTCTGGGCCTTGCTCTTGAACGGCATGGGGGACTCCTGGCTCCTCCAGGCTGCCCCCCTCCCGGATCGGACGGGAGGGGGACGGGGCCCTGGGGGAAAAGATGAACTGCATCCTAGCGGGGTGTCTATACGCGCGCAAGCAGCGCGGCGAAGAAATCTCGGTTTCGGGAGAAGGTGTCTCCCAGCCCCGTCTCCAGAGCCCTGATCTGCTCCTCCTGTAGACCGATGCCGTTGAGGTCGTTTATCGCCTCTAGGACTTCATGCAGAAGAGTCCTGGCCTGGATCGCATCGCTACAGGAGGAGTTGATCGTGATGGATGGGACGGGGCCCTGCTGCCAGAACCCGAACAGCATCTCATCCTGTGATTCAGAAATGGGCTCGAAATGGACGGAGACGTCCAGACCCATGATGTTGAGACTCTGCGCCACGAAACCCCCCCTCCCCCAAAGGTTATCTCTTTGATATCTACAGCTATCTCCGGTTTGTTCCTCATTACTGTGGAACCACACCACGGGGATACCTTTAGAAGTCTTATCTACAGTCTGTAGAAGAGTTTAGGTACACCTAGGTAATCCTAGGTAATCCTAGGTCTACCATAGAGACACTACATATCCCTTCCTTGGTCTTTCCCGGAGGGGAAGGTCGGGGTCGTCGTCCTAGGAAGTGACTGGTAAGGTAGTCGCTTTCTGTTGTCTATCTCTTTGCTATCTCTTGCCCATCCAGGATTCCGGTCTTGGTTCGTCGGGCTTGTCGATCAGACGTCCCTCCATGAACCGCCGCAGCCACCTGTCCTGGGCCTCGGCACGGGCCATGCTGATCCGTTCGTCGGCGTCCTGGGCCATCTGCTCGGTCCAGTAGGCCACGGCTATGGCCAGGGCGTCGAGCCTGTCGTCGTGGATCAGGGCGCCCTTGGCCCGGACGACGCGGCTGATCTGGTAGAACAGGCTGTAGTGGATGCCGCGCTCGGTCGCCTTGGCCGACTCGTAGTCGCGCTGGATGACCCTGGAATCGACCACCAGCCTGTGCTGGTTCATCACGGGCTCCAGGGTGTCGATGATCCGCTTCTCCTTCTGCACCGAGTGGCGGACCTCCTCGATGAAGCAGTTGTGGCCTGCCCGGAGATGGGGCTTCAAGAGCTCGGTGAACATTCCGTCACCGAAGTTGGACTCCACGACGATGTGGTTGACCTTGTTCCGGCGGGCGATGTCCACCAGCTCCTTCATCGTGCGCTCCTCGTAGCCGCCTGGGAAGCCCCCGGCCTCGGTGACGTGCAGGAAGCCGTTGAGCATCTTCACGACCGCGTAGGCCGTCTCGTCGGAACCGCGGCCGGAGGGGTCGATGGACATGACCGAGCCGTTGTACGGCTTGGGGGCGTTGGCGTCGATGGCGGCCACCGCCCTGTACCAGCGGTCGCCGTTCAGCCCGACGCAGGGAAGGTCCGTGCAGGGCTTGTCCTTGCCCCAGACCAGCTTCTCCGGGGCCGTGTCGGTGTCGCATTCGGTGACGATGATGTCCGACAGGCGCAGCGGGTAGCGGTCCAGGTCAGACAGCGACGTGTCCAGCATGAACTGGAGCGAGAAACCCGAGCGACCGAAGCTCATCTCGCGCTCCATCAGGTCGATCTCGGAGAACCGACGGGGATCCGTGGGCTTCCCGACCAGCGCCGGGTCCTTGTCGATCTTCTGGGCGATGATCGGGGCCAGCTTGGTCCCGTACGCATCCCGCAGCTTGGCGTCGGGGAAGCGGGCGGGCCAGATCCTGACCTCGTAGCCGCGCTCCGGCAGGGCCGCGTACAGCGATGCCTCGGTCTGCGGGGTCCCCAGGTAGACGACGCGGCCGTCCGGCTTGAGGACCGCATCGAACTCCTTGACGCTTTCGGCCAGCTTGTCCCGCATCATCTGGGTCAGGCTGTTGTTCGCGCTCTCGACGTCATCCGCGACGATCAGGTCGGCGCGGCTGCCTGTGATCTGGCTGGTGATGCCCTTGCTGACCACGCTCGGGCTCTGGCTCGGGGGCGCCATGCCGACGTCGAACGCGATCTTCGACTTCCGCTGGTCCTCGCGCGGCCGTAGGTGCGCCAGGATGTCCATGCCCTCGATGATCCGGAGCGTGAACGTGGTGAAGTCGTCGGCCCGCTGTTTCGAGCTCGACACCACCAGGATGTTCTTGCTCGGGTCGAGCAGGAGCTGGTGGATGACGAAGGCCGAAGTCACGAAACTCTTGCCGACGCCGCGGAACGCCTCGATGACGCACCGCTTGGGACCGTTCTGTAGGTAAGCCGCCAGGTCGTACTGGATCGGGGTGGGCTCCGGCAGGCCCAGGTGCTGCCAGGTCAGCCACAGGAAGTTCCGAAAGTCCTTGAGCCGCGGGTCGATTTCTGGTTGCTTCATTGTTCCAGCCACGGCGATGGCCCGCCAAGGCGTTCCGTGCGTTTAGATGGGTATCCGGAGGGTCCGGATTTGGACGTCTGTAATCGAATCCTAGACGGCTTCCTGGGCATTCTCGAAAGGCATGGTTTCTGAAAGACGCAGGATGGGAGTTCCCGAACTGGGGAGCGCGTTGATGTTGTTGTCCTTGAGCAGCTGCCGGGCGACACCCAGGTCCGCCGCGGTCGCCTCGCCTGCCTCGATCTTGTCGATCAGGTTCTGCGTCAACAGGTCGTGCAGGCGCTGGAGTAGTTCGGGATTGGTCATGGCTGTGCCTCTGTCGCCGGAGCCGATCCGCGGATGTCCGAGCTGACCGGAGCCTCGACCCCGAAGGAAAGCCCCCCGGACGTCTCGTAGCCGCTGCGGATGGACTGTGCGGTGTTCATGTGATTGAGGAAGTGAAGGTGTCCAGGACGGCGCCGCCGTTGCTGCGGTTGATGACGGTCATCACGACGGAGCTGACCTTGTTCTGATCCCGGGTGAAACCGACGTACTGGTTGGGCTCGACGTACAGGGATCCGCCCGTCAGGATCGAAGTCCATCCAATGCCGCCGCTCACTACATAGTCCCCGGCGCTGAAGGAGGAAGTGCTCACCTTGTAGTAGACCGTTCCAGAAGAGCCAGGCCATGAGATCGAGAGAAGGATGCGTTCCGTGATCCCCGTGATCTGCACGACGTTGCTGGCCGGGAGGCCCGACGACAGCGCGTACGAGATGTTCAGCCAGTCCGCGGGATCCGGGATCAGGTCCGCATCTCCCTGGGCGTACAGGCCGTTGACGGGCCTGGCGGCCACGGACATCTCAAGAAGCCCTGCGGCGCCGAGATACAGCCTTCGGAATAGCCGGAGCATATTCATCACACCCCCAGATAGACGTTCACGTTCCCTGCGACCCAGCTGCTGACGAACATCCTCATGTCCGGCATCAACGCCACGGTCTTGATCTTCGTGGCGTCGGCGCTGGTGATCGAGGCGATGTCCGTGTAGGCGGCGTCCGCCGTCATCCGGCCCTGGATGGTCGCCGTGGCCGCGCCTTGGAACTCGGCCTGGAACACCCCAACCTTCTCGTCAATGTACTTATCGAAGGGAAATACGGCTGTCCCTGCGGTGTTGTTCGCGGCGATCTGTCCGAAATGCATGACCCGCATGGTGTCCTCCTAGACGCCGAGATACCCGGTTGCCGTGCCCGAACTGTACGTCGTGATCGACATACGCATATCGGGCACAAGCACGACCGACTTGGCCTTCACGGCGTCCGTGGCCAGGATCGTGGCGATGGTCGTGTACGAAATCTGGCTGTTCAGCCGTCCCTGGAGCTCCACGGTCGCGCTGGATCCTCCGGTGAAATCGACCTGGAACACGCCGACCTTCTCGTCAATGTACTTATCGTACGGAGCCACGGCCGCTGTCGATGCGGCGGAACTCAAGCTTCCTAGTGCGATCACTCTCATGGTTCATCCCTTGAATGGAATCATCTTGACAACGAATCCCGCGATCAGCGAGATGACCGCGGCCGCACCGAGCAGCCACGCCTTGCTTTGTTCTAGATGGCGGACACGCTCCTCCATCCGCTTGAGCTCCTGTTCCTGTAGGCGAAGCGACGTCATCATCGCGTCCACCTTGCCCTCAAGTCGGCCCAACGCGATCAGGACCTCCTCGTTCACGGCGTGTACTCCGACGCCTTGATGATGTAGCTGGTCGTTCCTCCGGACGAAGGAGCGGTGATGCTGGGCAGGGTGAAGTTCGCTCCGGAGCCGCCGAACGAGTAGGCGATCCTGGTGAACAGCGCCGCGTATGTCGTCGTGCTGACCGATGCTCCGTTGCACAGGAGCCACCCCTTCGGAGCCGTGCTTCCCGGAATGAGCTTGATGTCCCCGACGGCGAACAGCTGGTCCGTGTAGGCA